CGCCGCAACATTGTCAAAGGACTGTGCAGTGTTATTCACCGCCGTCGATGTGGCGTTGATTTGCGTGTTCAGTTCCTTCAGGTTCTGCTCACTTTCAGTGGTGTCAATTACAAACTTTTTAACGATAGTATCAGCCATGTTTAAAATAGGTTATATATAGCGATTGCAATTAGTGACAGGATGAATAAACGCCAAGACCACAGCGTGACCTTCCATAGCATACGCTGCCACGGCTTTAACGCCTTGTTGTGTTTGGTGTGTGGATTCACTCCTGCCTTGATGTAGTTGATGCTGTGTTTGATTTGTGTGCTCATCGTACTGCTGTGTATTGTAGTGCTAATGTTGTTTTAAATGTGCGTGGAAAGCCCGAACCACTTACGGTAATATCAAATCTATGCTGTGTTGAGTCTGACGATGTGTCGATGGTCGGAGAAAATGTTATACCGCCACCAAACAAGTTTTCTTCGCTAATCAATAAAGGGCTACTCGCTACACTAACACCTGTGGTTTTCCATAACGTAGCGTGAAATAAGCCTGTATAGTTTTCACCTGATACAGGATTAAAAATTGTGATGTGCATAAGTGCCACCCAATAACTTTCATCAGGAATCACAAGAAAGTTGTTTGCTATATTCTCGATTGGTGGTGTGATTATTTGCCCCGATAATGTCAATGTGATTTCATCACCATGCATGATTACACCATGTTGCGTTGAGCCTTCTGGTTGCGTGCGGTCATCTCCCTTCCATCCACCACCCAAGTGAAAACCACTAGAACTGATTAAGACGTTTTTACCCACCATGCTATTGCCCCTTACTTCTGCATCAAGTTTGAGGGTGTCACCAACGGCTAATGTGTTGTTGTTACCACCGATGATGTCGATGCCAGCACCCGAAACAGTCCTGCCTGAATTACCGTTGTTCTGCTGTAAAACAACATTGCGTGGTGTAGGCGCAGTGGTTGTACCTATGATGCCGTTGGTTGGTCTATCACCGCCCTGATTAAACGCATAGCACTCAGCCTCACTCTCACTCCATGAATAGCCGTAACGCACACAACAACTTTGTGTTGATGCTACGGGGTCACCATTGCCATCTACAAAGTTTACAATACCATTTGTGCTAATTGTGCCGGGAGTAGATGAACAGTCAGCCTCCGTGCGCAGGTACTTCATGAGCTTCACACGTGTCGACTCAAAATTGCCCACCTTGTAATCCGTTACCTCAAGTATGCGCCACTGCGCGTTGTTTACAAAGATGATGTCATTGAACTTGAATGTGAGGATGTCGGATAAGTCAAGCGCGAAATACGCCTCCATGATTCTTGCATCGGGCGAGTAGAGTTCATTCATCGCATTGCGCCAATACAAGTTGAACAGGTTGTTGTACGGGTTAGCATTAATCTGCGACGGTGGTACTTCAGGTGCCCAGTTCAAATCAAAGTCATCAAGTGAAGGGAATGGATCACTGTAATGTGATAGGGTAGGCACCGCATAACCGACAGCCGCCTCAACTCCTGCGCTGTCATCATACATCTGTATAAAGATAGCGCCGATGTTATATCCACAGCGCGGCCCCGGCACAATGAACTCATTTTTATCATTAAGGAATTGTGGCACGGCTACATCAGTTCCGGGAATAAGTCCGCACGGCATACTGCGCGTAATGAGTTGCACGCTGTTATCTCCAGTGGTGAAGCTGCTAGGTGTAGTATCAGGGTTAACAGTATAACCTTCCGCTTTGTAATCACCATAGATTCGCCCGTTGTCTTTGTAGAACTTAGACAAGTAATCTTCACCCGCCGTATAGGTGAATGTGGTCTTGTTCTTTTGTAATTCAACCGTGCTATAAATGGTGATGTCTTTGCTGATGTCTAGCTTCGCATTCCAGTCTTTATCATCACCACTGCCGATGTAGCTATTGTATGGCACAATGCTAATCTTCTTTGGATTGATACGGTCAGGCACAATAGCACAGTTGTGCATCTTAATAACATCACTCAAGAAATCAATCTGCCGCATGTCAGGTGCGTTCAGATTGTAAATGAATGTTGATCCATAATTAAAGCGTGTACCGATGAGTTCAATCAATGAATTACCCAAGTCACCACTGCCAGCGTTTATTGTGCATGTTGCTGCAAATCCTGTTGCAGATTCCCATCTAAATGCAAATTCTACTGTATCACCCGCAAGTAAGTTTACGCCATAGTTAAAATCTATAAAAAGCAAATTACGAATAAACCAAGAATCAAGGAATTGTGGCGTACCGCCATTGATTACAATGAATACTTGAAAGTTATTAAATGCAGTCGTAGATATTGTGCCTGTAATTGATACTGATAATGAAATATGAAATGTAAACAATCCGCCCCCCGGTGCTGTATATACTCCAGTTGTAGGGTCATAGTTGTTATTGTTATCAAATGCTTCCGATACAGGCGCATAATATTGGTATGCACTGATAGCACCATTACCAACTGCGGGCATTGTGATATTGCCTGAGTTATAGCTGCGATAGGCATATTGACTACCTAAGTCATCGGTATCTAAATAGCTTTTGTTTATCCACGGCATGTAGTAGCCGCTAAGGATTGACATTAATGAACCCGCCTCAAGTTCAAAACCTGCATCATCAAAGATTTGTTGAAGCAAGTAATCCCATCTTACAGCGGGTGTAAGGTCAGTAGCATATAGCGGCGTAGTGCTATCAAATATGCGGCGTGTGCTTTGCTGTCCTTCTTCACTCCATCGCTGCCCGCGATCCATCAAAAACCAAAAACGACTGCTCGTGTTGAACGTCACGTTATCATACTTCACAACCTCGTTAAGATTTGGCAAGTCGGTTAACGCAGCAAGTTTCTTTTCACCAATGGACTTGTATAGGTCAGGTGTCTCAGCGTAAAACGCAAGTTCAATTTCGTTGAGTTTGCCCTGCTGCTGGTATATCTTCCGCACACGCACGTAACCTTTTGCGATGGGCAGCGTATCAACGCGAATTTCAGCAGGTAGTTTGTAGTGGAAGTAGTTGTTTACACCGCCTGAATAGTTGACATCGAATAGTGCACCAAGCGCGAGTTGATTACGGTCTGTAACAGGCACACGAAACTCACGGCTGAATGCACCTAACGCTTGGAAATTGTTAAGGTCAGTGTACTGCCAGTTCTGACTGATGCTTTCGTTCTCAAATAAATCAAGGTAGTACTCTTGTGATGCGGCCGCAAGGCTGTAAATCTGATACGTTAGTGATTCAACCTCGATAGGAGTCCAGCCTACAAATGTCACAGTGCTCCATGTTGTGCCATCATACGTAGCTGTTGCAAGTTCAAATGTTCCAATCACACCAGTCAACGTTGAAGTGATTTGCACATAGTGACCGATGTACACGGTCATATCACCTAGCATGAAAATAGTCAGCGTGCCAAACTCAGTATATCCACCTGTTGTGTCGATGACTGTATTTCCCGGGCCACCTGCACCTTCAACTCGCACAATTAAACTTACCTCTCCGTTCATGTTATGTCCAGTATTCGTTTGCCATTCTTACTTTCAATGTCAAGTTGTATAGCTTGCCATCATATGTGCGCTTTTCAACGTAGGATGTGTCATCAATGTTGACTGCGATATAACTTCCGTCATCATTCACAAGATGCACCTGATTGCTTACAATCAAGCCACGCAAGTAAATGAATTCGGTTGTCACGGTCAATATGCGCTGCGCTAAGTTAGTGCGCTGATTCAGGCCACGGTCATTTGCGTAGAAGATTGTCGGCGAACTATTGAACAGCGGACGCTTGTAAGTTTTGCGGTCAACCTCAGTGGTGTATTCTGATTTCTTTTTGAAGTTAAAGTATTCATAACCACCACGCGCACCTACCCATGCAAGGCGCACGTTAGGCCAGTTGCATTCACACTGCGTACCATATACACACTCATTCCAAAAGATGTAGTCAACACTTACCGTTGCAGTTGCTGGACTTAATATTTGCACGCGGTAGTATCTCCAGTTGGGAAAGGTTGAAGGCTTGGCAGCAAATGCAGCACGCGCATTCAAGTTAGCAGGAAAGATGGGTAGACCTTCCACCTCGTAATCATTCATGGTAATGCTTGCGGATATCGGTAATCCTGTGCTACCAACTAGCGTGATATTGCATGAGTTCGCTGCGTTATTGCTCAAGTAGTTTGCAGTTCCCGGCACATAAAGCAATCCGTAATCTTCATCACGTACTGCAATGGCAATCTTACCCGCTGCAATTCCCCATGTGCCAAAGATGGGCGGGTACTTTGTTGTGACCTGCCTATCACTCATTGCAAGTGATGAGGTGCTGCTCATGGAAAACTTGACAGCTTGCAAACCTGTTTCGGGATTCGGTTTGTAACCGTCCGTTGGTTGGTAGTACTGATTGTCTACAAGTATCTCAGTTCCTGATACACCACTTTCGCCGTTTTCAGTTAGCACGCCCGCCACTATCCACCACTCAGCAACGCTAAAATCTATACTATTCCAAGTTGATGTGTCATCAAGTGTGCCCGTGTTTAAGTTGTGCAGTTGATCACCTTGCGCTTCGCGATTGCGTAGCTGAATAAGCGATTGCAAATCGAAGTATAATCGACCGTCTATTGCAGGTGCAATATAAAAATTGAACACCTGTGTAGTTGTGTTGTTGGTCACGGTCACACCGTACTGAAAACCGTCTTGCGCAGTCTCTGTGCTTGATGCAACAATCATGAGCTTCTGCCCGCGTGCGCTCCAGCTATACGGCTGGTCTTCGATAGTTATTGCCATTATCTTAAGTTAAGTAAGAATCTTTGTTCAACACCTTTGGCATATGCCTGAATTAATTGCTCGCTGTAATCCTCCCATGTATCATTGATTGCATCTTGATAGTAGTTGATGCCTTCTATACCATTTTCGCCGATGCTTTTTGCAATGGCAAACGCTGCCGACTTGATTGCGCTCTCAGTTGACTTGATGAATTCACCTTGCCTATTGCGCAGCTTTAATGGTTTTATCTTAATCCATTTTTCAATAGCACTTACAGGCGGCATCTTTGCACCAGGCTTTCTACCATACTCAATCACATCCGCATATTTACCCGCCGCATCTTTGACAGTAAAGTCAATAGTTGGTTTGTTATAGCGTATGCGTAGCTTGTAAGTAAGTGAGTTGAGCAAATTACCAGATGCAACACGATTCACCACCTTACCACGCACGCGTCTTTTAATGCGCAGGTTAGATTGCGCACGCTCGACTACTGCTAATGCGTATTCGTTCAGTATATCCTCAAACGCATGTGCCACTATGCAAGGGTGATGTTGAGTTGTGTTGCAGCAAGTGCATACGCTTCTTCATTTGAATCACCACTGCTGCCCCAGTCCAAATAACTTTGGCCATCGATAATGATTTGGCCCTCGTATATGTTTACCAAATTAGCATCGCATAGCGAATACTGAAATGCAGCACGGGTTGCAAGGTCATCATAGCTGATGTATAGCTGTAGGCATGTAGCAACCTTAGTTTCGCCATTGCTCCAAATTTCAAGCGGTTGTATATTTTTCATATTTGTATTAGTTCAAGGTAAGTATTTATTTGTGCTGTAATTGCTGCTCCAGCTGTCTCAGTTGCAAATCGAAGTGACACCGTACCATTTGCGCTAGGTGTAATTACGCCTTCTACTATTGCACAGTTGTTTGATGTTGAACCACTATTTAAAGTAGCTACACCTGCATCATAAGTAGTAAAGGCAGCAGTAGATAAAGCACCTGCTGTAGAAGCTGGAAACATAACTCGGTAAATCAAACGGGTTGGTGAAACAGGGCCATTAATAGACCATCTTGAACCAGTTGTTGAAACGTTGGCACTAAAAATACAGATAAACTTAAAATTGTAGCTAACCCCTGCAGTAACAGAAAAATTCATTTCTGGTACATCAGAGTAAGCTGTAGCTGTTGTAGCATCATTCGTTGATTTAAAAGTAAAGTTAGGAGCTGAACCTATTTCACTTTTTAATGTTGCCAATGAAATAGCACTTACTGAATTGTCTGCGTTAATGCGTAAATAACGAATCGCACTTGGATTGGGCAGCGTGGCAAGGTTAGTACCTACCGTAGTAAGTCCGATGCTGTTTTGCTTGCCGTTAAATGTTGACCAGTCTGCGCTACTTAATGCACCACGATTTGCCGCACTCGCAGTGGGCAGGTTAAATGTGTGTGTGCTGCCTGCGCTACTTATTGCAAAGTCAGTCCCGGCTGTTCCAACTGCAAAGTTTTGTGTGCTTTCAGTTAAGCCATTCAATGAACTTACACCGATTGCATACGTGGTATGCACTTCACCAATGCGGCCATCTTCTGTGTAAAGCGTGACGGTCTTACCATTTGTATTTTGAATGTCAAACTCAATGTGTATGCGGTCAGTCGCAGCTGTTACCGTAGTAGGTACGGATATATTAAAGCTATATAAATCTGGTACGTTACCATTTGTAATCTGCTCAAGTGGTGAAGTGGCAATTAAGGTAAATGTTGCGCCGTTGTACTTGTACAGTTTTGCAACTATTTCAGCATTGTTTGCACCGCCGCCCGTCTCACTCAAGTAAACATCAATTGTCCATACACCCGCAGGTATCAATAGATGATTGGGCGAACCTACATCGGTGATAAACCTTGCAAGTGCACCTGTAACTGATGCAGTAAAGTTCGCAGCGGGACCAGTGTTAGCGGCCGTTCCTAGTTGATAGTATGGATTGCCACCTATTGTGCCTTGTGATACGTTACCGTTAAAGTAAAAGATTTGACCACCTCCACCGCCTGTGGATGGAAGTGTGCGCAGTGCGCCTGTCCCATCTA